GAAGTGATTTGAAAATTAGACTGACTGATTGATGCATTCAACTGCATAACCTGATCAGATAATTTTGTAAACTTGTGCTCACGTTCTTCTTCTTTTCCAATCTCTAAAAGAAGATCTGATACGCCAGTATTCATTTTATTTAATTCTGACGCACCCTCATCAATTTTACTTTGTCTAAATTCCTCATCCAACTCTTGAGTGCATGTAGGACAAACATGATTGTTAGCAAAGAAATCATGTTCTTTCTGACAAGTTTTTAATTTAGAATGTATTTTAAAAAGAAAAGTGTTTAACTTCTTCAGTTTTGCTCTGCTGTTAGACACCTCTTTCATTTCTTCAGAATTTTTTTGTACTTCAGAAGTCAGACGCGCAATTTCATTATGAAAATTGTTTTCATTTTCTAACAATTCAGCAATTTTGTTTTCCTTGCGAGTAATCTCTTCTTTAGTTTTTTTCTCTAGTTCCAACATATACTTTTTTTGAAGATCAATCTTCTCTTCTAGAAGATGAATTTCATAATCAAGTGTTTTAATTTCGTCGTTATTTTCGCGAACTTTATCTTTGAGAAGAACATTCATCGTAGAGAATACTTGGATGTCAAGAATGTCTTCAATAATTTCTCGACGTTGTGCCAAAGGCAAACGCATAAATGGAACAAACGTAGACGAACCCAAGACAACAATCTGTGTGAACGATTTATAGTTCATCTTGAGAACATTATGTTCAAAGTTTTTTTGCTGTTCTACTAAAGAACTCTCTTGATTCCACAACTGACCATTACAGTAGATTTCAAATACGTTTGGTTTCACTCCACGAATTACTTTGTAATCTACTTTACCAATACTAAATTCAATTTCAGTTAAAAGATCCTTTTCATTAATGCTATTGACTAGCATCGGTTTATTAATCTTACGAAATGGTTTTCCAAATAAAGAAAAAGTAAGGGCATCCAAAATGGTACTCTTACCTGCTCCGTTTGATCCGATGATCAGATTAGTTTTGGATGCTCGTAAATCAACTTCACTAAACACATTACCCGTTGAGAGAAAATTCTTCCAGCGGATTTTCTTAAAAATAATCATGTTAGGTCTTTAGGTGGAATCAAAAAATCGTCAGATGTAATAATAGAATATCTGTGTCCTGTTGCCTCACACGCATTAATTAACGTATCAGTATCAATTTCACAGATTTGCATTGGTGGGTAGTCTGGATCATATTCTAGCATAAAGAGATATCTTTCTGCATCATCATGCTCTACAAACAAAGGAATAATTTGCTCCTCCTGATCGTCAAATATAGAATACACACCATCTGGTTGATTCTGTAATGTTACGATGTACATGTTAGGCAACGTTACAACTTTCAATATATAGAGATCTCATTAAATTCTTTAGATCAGATTTGTCTACGGACATTTCTACCTCATCAATATACTCATTAAGAAGAGTAAGGGTATCTTTTGTAGATACATCAATGTCAGCAGTATCTTCTTCTACAAGAGTTTCTACAATTTTTACATCATGTACTCCTACGTTGTAAAGACGATCAACCAATGTTTCAAACATGGTGTAGTCTCGTTTTTCGTTGACGACAATTTTGATGAACTTGTCTTTATAACAAGACACATCTTGTTTGTTGTAGTCCACACTGGTGTCGTCATAGAAGATTTTGTCGAAGATTTCATACGGATTTCGGACAAACTTAAGTCTATCACTGTCAGTATCGTAGATATGGAATCCACGAGGGTCCTTATAATCATTCCAAAACATCTGATAGGGGTTGCCAAGGTATTGAATATTACCTCTTTTTGATTTGTGGTGATAATGTCCAGACCACACACGCTTGAAGCGGTGAAACAGTTGAGGATCCATACCATGATCCATTTTCATACCAGGTGTAATTTCAAATCCAGCAAGTTCTAAATGAGCACAACAAATATCTGCTTTACTTGTTTCTAATCTACGAAGAACTTCTTCCTGGTTTTCTTTATTAATCCAAGGGAGCATAAGAAATACTTTCTTACCCATTTTAATTTCCTTGGGTTCAGAATAAACTTTGATGTTTTGATATTGATTCAACATCAATTCTGGTGAATTAATACGATTAGTATTTTTATAGTAAGTACAATGATTACCAAGAATCATATGTACTTCATAATCAGATAAACGATCGAAATAATTATTCTGTACTCTATGTAAAGTATTAAAATCGATAGACTTACGATTGTCAAAAGTATCACCCAAGTCAAAAATTGTTTTGATACCTTCTTTTTCAAGCGTAGGAAAAAAGATTTCATCGTAGAACCTCTGAAAGTAATTCCAAAATGCTAGAGAACCTTTACGTCCATCAAGATGCTGGTCTGTAATAATAGCGATCTTCACAGTTTACCTCCAACGGTTCCAGAGTATGACTGGGATGAACAGTTTGCCCAGTCAGTAGCGATACCTTCCAAGTGGAATGGCGTTCCTTCCATGACAGCTTCCCTCGTACCGCCTGTGATGAGTCCCTCGCCATTCTCACCAAAGCTAGTCCACGTTCCAAACCGTCTCTTCTCAATTCTGAATTTTCCATAAGGTGTTTCATGCCATTCATAATTTAATTCTTTACTCATCGATTCATCCTTGTTTCAATGTTTTCCTTGATACTTCCCATATCAGAATAGGATGCATTCATACCAGACATACTGCCATCATATGTATCAGTATGCATTACTTCATCGTATCCAGAACGCTCTAGGATCTTTCCTTTGATCTCTAGTTGCTTCTTCTCTTTCTGAATACGGCGTAGGAAAGCGTAGTAAATGATTTGTGTAAAGTAGGCAAACGGGTTCTTTGATTTCTCTGGATCGAAGTTGTCAATATACTGAAGACAGTTCTCGATACCATCACAGATCATGTCCTCACGGAACATGTAGTTGACAAAGTTTGGTTTGTAAGACAAATGCGTGGCAATCTTAAGGAAACATTCCCCAATATAATTTGTTACCCTAGGTCTTGGTTTATCGTTTTCTCTTGCATGGATAACTTTGCTGCGATATTCAGTAATAGCAGCAAGGAACTCCTTGTTATTAACGTAGTATTCGGTTTGCTTTCTTTTTGCCATTACTGTGTATGCCACGTTTGTTACCGTATTATCATATATCAAGTATACCACTGTGTCAGCGATATGTCAAAGGGGTCTTGACAATCCTCACAAATACCAGTAGAATAACTCTGTTAAGGGTTCAAGAGAGGTTGTAGCTTTTAGCTTAACTTAAATACTTCTTCTAGAAACTTTCTAGTTTCACTCACTGAACCCAAGTACCCCATTCTCTTTGAGAATTTTTTCTTCTCGACAAGAGAACCAGAATTTAATTTATTAAGCATCTTGTTATAGAACTCTTCGATTTTGGAATCGGTTTCTGTCATTGTCAAGATGTGATCTTTCTTTAAAACAAAAAGGTCATCGAACGTCGCGGTGATCCATTCAACTAAAGTGAATCCTGACATGTCTAATGAACCTTTTTTTGTTTTTGCTTTTTCGACTTGAAGAGGATTTTCTAATAAGAGTTTATCTTCATCAGGTAAATAACAAACTCTTGCTACTAGTTCCTCTCCAGATACTAATTTTATAGTTGCTAAAAAGTCTTCTTCCATATTTAATTTGCTCGTAGGTTTACTTTTATAACCTCATACTTAAAGTTCTCCTCATTGTAAATATTAACTCTTTCGTTGAGATGTTTAAGCGTGTAATTTTGTCCACCAATATCATCAGCAATATCGTATAAGGTTGCCATTTCTTTTCCTTCACCTTTTCTCAATACACGTCCAATAGACTGAAGGTTACGTATACGTGATTTACTTGGTGATGCAAAAATAATGTTATGTAATCGTTTAATGTTGATGCCAGTAGAGAAGGTGCCGTAAGAAGCAATGATAACGGCGTTGTTCTCGGTTTCAGTAATTTGTCGAACTTCTTCTCTATCCTCTACATCAGTACCACCATGAACAAAAAATACTTTTCGTTCGGGGTCTATGGTGCTATTTATCAATTCTAAAAGTGGTTCACCATGCTTCTCGATATAGTTAAACAACACAAGAGTATTGCCCTCAATATCTTTTACTAGATTTTTAATTAAATTATTTCTACCAGGATGAGTTACTAGATATTCCATCTCATCATGATATGATTCAAAGTGTTGCGGAGCATGTTTACAAAGTAGAATTTTGATTCTAAATTTAGAAAGATAACCTTCTTTAATTAGACTGTCTGTTTTAGTAACTTGTTCACAATCACCAAACAATCCTTCTAGTACCCACTTGTGTGTTTTGCTACCGTCAAGTGTCCCAGTAAAACCAAAACGGTACTTGGCATTGTGTAGTTTAGTCATGATTCCTGTGAGGGACTTTGACTTAAATAGGTGTGCTTCATCACCGATAACACAGTCAATGTCATCAAAGTATCTCTTTGGGAATTTGTAGATTGATTGCCAGGTTGAAATAATAATTGGTTTATCCGTATTTTTATCCTTGCCCGAATAAATCTTATGCACATGATCGTCAGCATTCCATCCGTAGTCATTAAAGTCATTGACCATCTGTTCTACCA